AAATTAAATTACAAATCATTTACTCAAATTGTAATTTTAGGATCTAGTAATTTTATTCCATTTATGCAACTTACGGCTGCAAGTCGTAGAGAAGTAATTGAGGATCTTTTGGATATTAGAATTTTTTCATCCATGAATGATATTGTTAAAAATAAACTTAAAGAAATCCGAGAAGATCTAAAAACATTTTATGTAAAGAAAGAACTTTTTCAGGATAAAGTTAAAATGCAAAATAACTTTATTGAAGAACTTGAAAAAAGAGGTTTTGAAAATATTAATGAGAAAAAATCTAAGATTGAAGAATTGAATGAGAATGAGATTAAAATTTCCTCTGAGAATGATAATCTCGGAAAGGACCTTGCAAATTTTACTGAAGAGTTGGAGATAGTATCTGATGCAACAACTAACTTAAAAAAATTAGTAGGAGTGAAAGGAAAAATATCACAAAAAATCTCTTCAATTTTAAAGGCTCATAAATTTTTTACCGATAATACGGTTTGCCCTACATGTACGCAATCAATTGATGAAAGTTTTCGGTTAAATAAACTTGAGACTACAGAAAAGAAGAGTAAAGAACTTCATGATGGTTACAAGGAACTTGAAGATACAATTCAAAAAGAAGAAGATCGTGAAAAACAGTTTATTTCTCTTTCTAAAAAAATAACATCAATCACACATGAAATTTCTCAAAATAACCTTAGAATTTCTGGATTTAAAAGGCAGGTCAAAGATTTACGATCAGAAATTCAAGACATTGCCAACAAAATTGAAAACCAAAATATTGAACATGAAAAGTTAGAAAAGTATGAAGAAGATCTTCTTAAAATTCAAAATACTATTGACACTACTGGAGAAGAACTGAATCATTATGATTTCATCTATCAATTATTAAAAGATGGTGGAGTAAAAACTAAAATTATTAAACATTATCTTCCAGTTATTAATCGGAAGGTAAATGAGTATCTTCAACTCTTAGACTTCTATATTAATTTTAGCTTGGATGAAGAGTTTAATGAAAATGTAATTTCACCAATTCATGAAAATTTTTCATATTCATCTTTTAGTGAAGGTGAAAAAATGAGAATTGATTTAGCACTTTTATTTACTTGGAGAGAAATTGCAAGAATTAAAAACTCAGTGAATACAAACTTGTTAATTTTGGATGAAGTATTTGATAGTAGTTTAGATGGATTTGGTACTGATGAATTTTTAAAAATTATTCGGTATATTATTAAAGATGCTAATATTTTTATAATTTCTCATAAATCTGAATTAAATGACAAATTTGAAAGTGTCATCAAATTTGATAAAGTTCGTGGATTTAGTGCTATAGTCTAAATAGCTATAAACCTTCAATGAAAATTCCAAATTGGCAGCATCACTCTAAAAAGGATCAGAAACGAAGGCTTAAACCTCAAGCTCTTCGTCAAGCAAAAGCAAGAAGACAAGCACTCAAGAAACGTATCCAACAAGGCAGCCAGTATTCAAACTGGCCATTAAGGTGTCTATAAGGTATCTTTTTATGTATTATATGATCAGTTGAAACAAATTTCATGACCATTAATTACGAAGTCAAAGGAAATCTTGCTCGTCTTCTTGCTACTGAAGATCTCGTAGTAGAGCATAAGAAGGTCTCTACGGCCTGCTTTAACATCCATACGAGGGTTTTGACCCTTCCCATCTGGGAAAGGGCTTCTGCGACCGTATACGACCTTCTGGTGGGCCATGAGGTTGGTCATGCATTGTATACTCCAATAGAAGATTGGAAACAGATTCAAGATGTTCCAAAGTCTTATGTCAATATTACTGAAGATGCTCGTATTGAAAAATTGATGAAGCGTAGGTATAATGGATTGAATAGGATTTTTTATACTGGATACAAAGAACTTTATGATATAGATTTTTTCTGTCTGGGCGAAGATTTTGATATCACTACTTTCAATTTGGCAGACCGAGTTAATCTTCATTTTAAGATCGGTAATTTTCTAATTATTGAATTTAATGAAGAAGAACAGCAAATTTTAGATCTTATAGAGAAATCTGAGACTTTTGAAGATGCTCTAAATGCTGCTCGTCTTATGTACAAATATTGTAAAGAAGAACTAAAAAATTTAAATTCTATAAATGAGCATGTAGAGAACTATGAAATTATTTCTGATGGTGAAGCATCTTCAGAAATTTCCGAATCTACTTCGGAATTTACTCCAGAATCTTCAGAACAAGAATCTTCTCAAGGAAGTTCTACGGATGGTTCAAGTCCAGAACCAGAAACTACGGAAACTCCTTCTGATGGAGAGGCAAAAAATGAATTAGATGAATTGAATTCTGAATCTACAGAATCTCAATCAAAATCTAATCTAGGTGGAGACAAAACTGATTCTGAACCTACAGTTCGTACAGACAAAAGTTTTGAAGAATCTATTAAAAAATTAATTAATGGTACCAGTGAAGAAACTGTGTATGTTGAATTTCCAAAACTGAATTTGAAAAATATTATTATTGAGTCTGATATTTTTCATAGTAGACTTTTAAAATATTGGAAAGATGTTGATAGTGATACTTCAATACCGGATGGTAAATATTTGAAATATAAGCAAGATGCTCAAAACCAAGTCAATTATATGATGAAGGAATTTGAATGCAAAAAAACTGCGGATTCTTATGCTCGTGCAAAAACTTCTCGAATTTTAGATTGCTCCAAGCTTCATACTTACAAGTATAATGAAGATCTATTTAAAAAAGTAACAACTCTATCTGATGGAAAAAATCACGGATTGATTTTTGTTTTGGATTGGTCTGGTTCTATGGATGGATGTATTTTTGATACTGTAAAGCAGATGTTTAATATTGTTCTATTCTGCAAAAAAGCTAGTATTCCCTTTGAAGTTTATGCTTTTTCAAATGAATATTATGAAGTGGAGAATGACAAAAAAATTATTCTAAAGAGATCCTATGAAATTGCAGAATATTTACTTTCAGTTCCAAGCGATTTTAAAATGATTAAAATTCTTACCAGCGAATCTAGAGTAAATATTTTAGATAGTTATATGAAAAATATTTTTCGTATTGCTTACTATTATAATGATCGTGGATATGCTTCCTATACTATTCCTGCATTTGCTTCTCTTTCTGGAACTCCTTTAAATGAGGCTATGATTAGTTTGGGGCAAATTATTCCAGAGTTTAGGAAAAAAACAAAGGTTCAGAAACTGCATTGTATTATTCTAACTGATGGAGATGCTGCTGGCATTCCATATCACAAAATGATTAAAACTAGTAATGGTGAAGATTGCTATATGGGATATCGCTCACTTCGCCCAGGAGTATGTCTTCGGAATCGTTCAACCGGAAAGACCTATAATTTAGATTCAGGTCATTATCAAATTAACTCTAAAATTCTTGAATGTGTAAAGGAAGCTAATCCTGAAGTTAATTTCATTGGAATACGTTTAGTGGAATCTGGTGAGTTTAATTATTTTATCAATCGTTATCCTATGGATGATGATAAAATCAAATCTCTGAAAGATGATTGGAAAAAAAATAAATCAATTAGTCTCACTAATTGTGGATATACCAAATATTTTGGAATATCTCTTAGCTCTTTAAATCAAGATAGTTCTTTAAAAGTAAAGCCAAATGAAAGCGTTCTAACTGCTTTTAAAAGATCTGTAAATTTGAATAAAATGAATAAAAAGTTTCTAAATGAATTTGTTTCTTTGATTTCTTAATATTGGGGGGTTTAGGCCCCCTTTTTTAATAAATAAAATAAAACTAATTAGAATTATGAATTCTAAAACAATACAAAGTTTAACAGAAGTTTATACTAGCATTTATGAAGATGCCCTTCAAGGTAGACTTTTAAAGAGGGATGATGCAACTCCATATAAGTTTAATCGCAAAGGCGGAGGATCTTCAACTACATTTAGAGCAACTGATCCAGTTTCAACTTCTAAACCAACATCTACGTCAGTTGAATCTCCTACTCCAAAAACATCTCCAGGTCAATTGTCATTAAATACATTGCGGGCTACTGGTGGTACTCCTGGCCCTCCTCCTGGAGCAACAGTTCGTGCCACAGGGCCAACTGGAAATTTTCCACAATTGAATCGTTATATCAATAAGCCAAGTTCGGGAATGTTAGTTCCTGCATCTAAAGCTTTGGGTATTGCTAGAGCTGCCAGAATTGGATCTCCTCTAGGAATTGTTGCTGCAGTTATGGAGCCAACTCCAACATCTTCACAAGATACTCCTTCTACTGCTCTTCTTTCAAAATCAACGAAGGCTCAGCAATCTGTTGGAAAATATAATACTATGGATCCTGGTGGAAGAATTCGGAATCGTTTAGCAGTTGGTCAAGGTAAAGTTGGAACAGTTGCTCAATCTTTTGACAAAGAATATGCTAAGCAAAAGTCTGCTGGAGCAAAGACATTCAATTTTCAGGGTAAAAGCTATACCACAGATTCTTATGATTTCTTTGATATGATGATGGACTATTTAATTTCTGAAGGTTATGCTGATACGAATAAAAATGCTATTGTAATTATGGCAAATATGAGTGAGGAGTGGAAGCGGAGTATTGTTGAAGAAACTACAAGAACCGAATATCTTCAAAAAAAATTTAATAAAGAAAACAAGAAAAAATCTGGTTCTGCTCTTACTTTTATTCCTGGAAAGCAAAATACTGGGCAAGCACTACAGAAAGCAAGAGAATCTGAAAGACATATGAGTGGTGATAAATAAACCACTTTCCAAACTGGCACAGGGGGGCTATGATAGCCCCCTTTTTCATGTAGTATTACATTGCTGATAACAAATGAACCAATGCCCAAAACAATTATGATGACTGATGATCAGATCCTTCAAGATCTTAAGGCTACTTATGGTCCAGAAATAACCTCAGGTGATATTCGTGGATATTGTGCTATGAAAGATATTTCATATCCCACTGTAACTCGTCGTTTGGAAAAATTTAAAACTGGTCACGGTAAGTGGAATCTTGAGATTACTCCTCAAGAAGTTGAAAAAATTGAAAATGCATATATTGCTCCTGCAGCAATTCCAGCAATTGAACAAAATCTTATTCCAGAAAAAGATGATAACTTTGTCAACTTTGGCAATTTCTTAGACATTAAAAAAGTCATTTCTACTCGTTTGTTTTATCCCACCTTCATTACTGGCCTTTCTGGTAATGGTAAAACTTTTTGTGTAGAACAAGCTTGTGCTCAACTAAAGCGAGAACTTATTCGTGTAAATATTACAATTGAAACTGATGAAGATGATCTTATTGGCGGTTTTCGTCTTATTGATGGGGATACCGTCTGGCACAACGGCCCAGTCATTGAAGCCCTCCAACGAGGAGCTGTATTGCTTCTTGACGAAATTGACCTTGCCTCTAACAAAATTCTCTGTCTCCAATCTATCCTGGAAGGGAAGGGAGTATTCCTTAAAAAAATTGGAAAATTTATTCAACCAAAACCCGGATTTACAATCATCGCAACCGCCAATACTAAAGGCAAAGGTTCAGATGATGGAAGGTTCATTGGAACTAATGTGCTCAACGAAGCCTTTCTTGAAAGGTTCTACATCACCTTAGAGCAAAAGTATCCCCAAACGGCTATTGAACTTAAGATTCTGGAAAAAGTTTGTTCCAGTTTGAATATTGAAGATTGCAGTGAATTTTGCAATTACCTAGTTCGTTGGGCAGATAACATTCGTAAAACCTTCTATGATGGTGGAATTGAAGAGGTAATTAGTACTCGTCGTTTGGTTCACATCATTCGTACATATGCAATCTTTAAGAATAAAGACAAGGCCATTCGCCATTGCATCAATCGGTTTGATGAAATCACCAAACAATCGTTTATGAATTTGTACAATGCGGTTGATGGAACCGGTGAATCTGAAGAATTTAAAGAATCTAATTCTTCAAATGTAGTTGACAAAGATGAATCGGTATGATATAATTTGGGGAGGCATGTCCTCCCCCTATAATTCAAATTATGTCTGAAACATCTGATACCAAATATACCTTGAAATGCAAGGAAACTAATACTATTGATCTTCATTGGAAATATAATGAAGATAAAATTTTAAAAGAAGTTCAAGAATATGTTGCTAGAACTTACCATTCACACTACACCTCCGAAAGTTCAAAAGTCCAAACTCTAGATTTGATTGAATCTATTGGTGATGCTGAACCATTTTGCCGAAGCAATGCAATTAAGTATTTGAGTCGGTTTGGTAAGAAGAATGGTAAGTCCAAACTTGATATTCTCAAAGTAATTCACTATTGTATTTTACTTTATCATTTTGCTGGTCTTGACAATGAAACTAAGGGAACCTATGAAACTTTCTGACAAAACAATTTCACTGCTTAGGAACTTTGTTGATGTGAATCAATCTTTGATGTTTCGTTCGGGCAATAAAATCAAAACAATGTCCCTGATGAAAAATCTTTTTGCTGAAGCTTCAATTACTGAAACGATTCCTCGGGATTTTGCAATTTATGATCTGGGCCAATTTTTGAATGGAGTGTCCCTTCATCAAAATCCAGAAATTACTTTTGATAATGATTCTTACCTAACAATTCATGGTGGCGGTCATAAGACAAAATATTATTTTGCAGATCCATCTCTTATTATCAGTCCTTCACTGGATAAGGAAATTAAACTTCCATCTGAAGACGTTTGTTTTGAACTCAGTTCAGATCAACTTAAAAGTTTATTGAAAGCTTCTGCAGTTTATCAAATATTTGATCTTACTGTAATTGGAGATGGTAAGTCAATTAAACTATTGGTAAGGGATAAAGAAAATTCAACTTCTAATGAATTTTCTATTAATGTGGGTCAAACAGATTCAATCTTTACCTTCAACTTTAGGGTAGAGAATTTAAAGATTCTTCCTGGAAAATACGAAGTTGTCATTTCGCAACAAAATTTTTCTAGGTTCCGTCATACGACTATAGATCTGGTATACTACATTGCACTTGAACCCGATTCCACTTTTGGCGAATGAATGTTTTTGTGACAAATAAATTTCCTGCAGAAAGTGCAATTGTACTTCCTGACCGACATATAACAAAAATGCCAGTAGAAACTTGCCAACTTTTGGCAATCGTGGCATCTAAATGGTATCATAATTACGGCACTCTTCCCAAAGCAGATGGTACACCTTATGCAACTGAAAAGGGTGCTTTTCGTAATCACCCCTGTACTCAATGGGTTGCGAAGTCCATTCATAATGCGTATTGGTTGATTAAACACGGTATGAATCTCTGCGATGAGTACTCTGTACGATATGGTAAAACACATTCGTGCTATAATACTCTTTTACATGCATATTATCTTTTTCCAAAAGGTAAGATTACCAGTGTAGAAAACTTTGTTCGTGCGATGCCTGATGAGTATAAACTTGACGACAGCATTGACACTTTTACTGCTTACAAGATGTATATTGCATCCAAGCCTTGGGTGAAAGATAATTATCTTCGTATTCCGTCCAGAAAACCTGATTGGGTATGATTATGAGTCAGATTAAAATTTTGAATGAAATTTTAACCGAAATTAATAACATTTCTTTGATTTATTTATATGATGAAAACTGAAAAAACTGATTTTCTTTGGGTAGAGCAGTATAGGCCAAGAATAATTGAAGATTGCATTCTTCCGCCAGACATTAAACAGACTTTTAAAGATTTTGTAAAACAAGGAGAAATACCCAACCTTCTTCTTGCTGGCCCTCCGGGAATTGGTAAAACTACAATAGCTAAAGCATTGTGTAATGAATTGGGAGCAGATAACTATGTAATTAATGGTAGTGATGAGGGAAGATTTCTTGATACAGTTAGAAACCAAGCAAAGAACTTTTCTACAACCGTTTCACTTACATCGGATGCTAAGCACAAAGTCATCATTATTGACGAAGCTGATAACACAACCAACGATGTACAACTCCTCTTACGGGCGAATGTTGAGAAGTATTATAGCAACTGCAGATTTATATTTACCTGCAACTATAAAAACAAAATCATTGAACCACTCCATTCCCGTTGTTCCGTTGTGGACTTTAGAATTGGATCTGAACAGAGAGCACAACTATCAGCAGAATTTTTCAAAAGAATCTCAGAAATCTTGCTTGAGCAAAAAATTGAATACGATAAGAAAGTTCTCTTTCGGTTAATTAATAAACATTTTCCCGATTGGAGAAGGGTTTTAAATGAATGTCAACGATATTCAGTATCTGGTAAAATTGATTCTGGTATTCTTGTAAATTTTTCGGACATAAAAACAAATGATCTCATTAAACATATCAAAGAGAAGAACTTTACGGAAGTTCGTAAATGGATTGTTTCAAATCTTGATAATGACTCTAGTACTATTCTTCGGAGTGTATATGATGCTTTATATCAACATTTGGATGGTCCCAGTATTGCTGCTTGCGTACTTATTGTGGCAAAGTATCAGTACCAATCGGCTTTTGTAGCAGATCAAGAGATAAATCTTCTTGCCGCATTTACTGAGATAATGGTGGAGGCAAAATTTAAATGAGTATTGAATTGAAGGATTGGTTGAATTCAATTAATCAGACAAAGATCAGTATAATGAACACTGATCCTGATAGTGTTCATGATTATGTACCTTATGTTATTAATAAATGTTTTTCGGGGCATATTGATTCTATAATGTTTGCAAATGAAATGAATATAAATCATTTCTTGAATAAAAAAATGCAGTATGATTTTTTACTAAATAGTTTGAGAAAAAGGAAGAGATTTTCTCTCTGGCCCAAGAAAGAAAATATCAAAGATCTTGAATGTGTCAAATCATACTATGGCTATAGTAATGAAAAGGCAGAACAAGCTTTGAGAATTCTGACTGAAGATCAAATTAAATTTATTAAAAAAAAGCTTGAAACTGGAGGATTAAAATGAGTGTTATACAGGAACCCGAAGTAAATTGGTCACCAGACCAAATGGTTGAAGTGATTTTAAATGAGCCAGATGATTTTCTGAAGGTTCGTGAAACACTTACCAGAATTGGTGTAGCCAGTAGAAAGGAAAAAAAGATCTATCAGTCTTGTCATATTTTGCATAAGCAAGGTAGATATTATATTGTTCACTTTAAAGAACTTTTTGCTCTTGATGGTAAACATGCAAACTTAACTGTAAATGATGTTCAACGTCGTAATCGTATTTCCCAACTTCTTGCCGATTGGGGATTGATTGAGATTGTTGACATTAATAGGATTCAAGATATTGCCCCTTTGAATCAAATCAAAGTCCTTTCATATAAAGAAAAGGATGAATGGACTCTTGAAACTAAGTACAATATTGGTAAAAAGAAAAAGGTTCAGGAAACCGAATAATTTTTGTGGGGTTTTCATGCCCCATTTTTTTTAATTTGTATTATAATTAGTAATGTCAGATGCTTCGGGTCTGACATTATAAACCTCGCTTTTAAGGAGAACCTTCATGTTTAATTCTACTATCACCAAATATTATTCATCAAATAATGGACTTGAAAAATTAGTTCAAGATATTGGAAAAAATTCAATTGGAATGGATGAATGGTTTCACAGATTTGGATCTCTTCATGAATCCACATCAAATTATCCACCATACAATTTAATTAAAGAAAATTCCACAGAGTTTACTTTAGAAGTTGCTCTTGCTGGATATAAAAAGGAAGACATTGAAGTTAGTACAGAATGGAATACATTATTTGTTGGGTGCAACAAAGTAAAAACTGAATGTGACTACATACACAAAGGAATTGCTTGTAGATCATTTTCTAAAACATGGACACTTTCAGATGATGTAGTAGTTGGCGATGTATTTTTTGTAGATGGACTACTTACAATTAAACTAACTAAAATTATTCCAGATCATCAAAACAGAAAAGTTTATGATATTTCATAATAAATAGTGTTGCTATCGTTGCCGTTGGGGAGAGGATGATTACGACTATCCATCTCCCCCTTTTCCTAAATACAAATAAAAATGAAATATAATTCTTTTTTTGAGCAAAGAATAACTTTCAATTATCATGATGAACTTAACTCTAAACTTTGGAATAATTTTAAATTAAAGTCAGAGGTTAGAATAAAATTAGCTATGATTGGGAATTCTTGGGCAGATTTTGCAAATATTCCCAGAAAGGCAATTAAAGATATGATAATCGTTGGAGGTAATGCAAACTACAATTATACCAAATATTCTGATATTGATCTTCATCTTGTTGTAAGTAAAGCAGAACTTCCAGATTGTCCAGACTTAATTGATGATTATCTGCAAGATAAAAAACAGTTATGGGCTTTTACTCACGACATTAAAATTTATGGTCATGATGTAGAACTTTATGCCGAAGAAGAAGGTTTACCCAGACCTTCAAATCAAGGAGTATATTCTATTAAATTTGGTAGATGGTTAGTAAAACCTGAAAAAATTAATCCCAATATTGACAAGATTTTACTTAAGAAAAAAACTAAAGATATTATGACTAAGATTGATTTTTTTATTAATGGGAAATCTGATGATATTGAAGAAATGAAAAGACTGAAAGATAAAATCAAAGATATGAGGTCCTCTGCAATTCGTAGGGGTGGAGAATTTTCATTAGAAAATTTAGTCTTTAAAGAACTGAGAAACAATGAATATCTGAAAAAATTTTCAGATTATATTATGTCTAAAAAAGTAAAAGAACTTTCACTATAGAGGAACCATGGACGATCTTGAAACAATTGAATTAATTGATGATATTCAGCAGGAATTTGAAACTGAATTTGATTCTGAAGAACCTGAAGTAGTTATCAAATGTATTTTATTCAAAAATGGAATTTATATTATATCTTTTATTGAGGAACTACTTGTTGATTTTGGTCAACCAAATTGTAAATTGATAAATCCAAGAACTATTAAATCAGATTCGCTTGAGAGGTGGCCTCTTCATACGGATCAGGAAGAATTAATTATTTCTTCAGAAAATTTCTTGACAATTTATGAGCCGTCTGCTATACTACTGGAAAGGTATATGAAGACTGTTGGGGAATGAGGTTTTACACAAACGTCCAATTGGTTGGTAACGAATTTTTAGTTCGGGGATATGATGGTGAAGACTCATTTATGACAAGAGAAAGATATTCTCCAACATTGTTTTTACCTTCTCCCAAACCCACAGAATATAAAACTTTAGATGAAAAATATGTAACACCAATAAAACCAGGAACAGTTAGAGATTGTAGAGAACTCTATAAGCAATATGAAAATGTAGATAATTTTAAAGTTTACGGAAATAATCGGTTTATCTATCAATATATTTCCGATAATTATTCAGAAGATGAAATTAAGTTTGATATCACAAAAATTAAAATTTTTACACTTGATATTGAAGTTGCTTCCGAAAGTGGATTCCCTACAGTTCAAGATTGTTGTGAAGAGCTGTTAACTATTTCAATTCAAGATTATGCAACTAAGGATATTATTACTTGGGGATGTAGTCCTTTTATTCAGCAACAAAAAAATTCAACATATATTCTATGTCAAGATGAGTCAAATCTTCTTCAAAGATTTCTTTATTTTTGGGAAAATAATTTTCCAGATGTGATTACTGGGTGGAATTGTAGTCTTTATGATATTCCTTATATTACCCGAAGAATTTCTAGGATCTTTGGAGAATCCGAAGCTAAGCGTCTTTCTCCTTGGAAGTTATTAACTGAAAACGAAATTCAAATTAATCACAAAGATCATATTGTGTGTGATATTGGAGGAGTTACTGTTCTTGATTATTTGGATCTTTACAAAAAATTTACTTATGTAAACCGAGAATCATATCGCTTAGATTACATTGCTGAGGTTGAACTTGGATCAAATAAATTAGATCACTCGGAATTTGAAACTTTTAAAGAGTTTTATACTAAAGATTGGCAAAAATTTGTAGAATATAATATCATTGACGTAGAACTTGTTGATCGTTTGGAGGATAAACTTAAGTTGATTGAACTTGCAATTACTTTGGCATTTGATGCTAAGGTAAATTTTGCAGACGTATTTTATCAAGTTAAGATGTGGGATACAATCATCTACAACTATCTGAAAAAACGTAATATTGTAATTCCGCCAAAGGAAAAGGCCGATAAGGATTCTAAGTATGCTGGTGCTTATGTAAAGGAACCTATTCCTGGAATGTATGATTACGTGGTAAGTTTTGATTTGAATTCGCTTTATCCACATTTGATTATGCAGTTTAATGTAAGTCCCGAAACTCTTATGGATGAGAGACATCCAAATGTTACGGTTGATAAGATTCTAAACCAAGAGATTGATTTTGAACCTTATAAGGATTATGCGGTATGTCCGAATGGTGCAATGTATCGCAAAGATGTTCGTGGATTTCTTCCAGAATTGATGGAAAAAATGTATAATGAAAGAGTCATATTTAAAAAGAAAATGCTTGAGGCAAAAAAACAATATGAA